CTCTAACAGAATCACTGATAGTTTCGATTGCAGTGTTTAAGATAGAGAGTAAACGCTCGTCTTTGAAACTGTTGAGTTCACGCATATACACATTAAAGTGGATGCGATCTCCAAACATGGAAACAAAGAGTTGATCATCTTTGGTTAAGTTAGCAAACATCGGAGCGTACAGTGCGCGAATCAACATACGATCCTTGGCTAGTTTGTTTGCCTTCTCATGGAATGTGTTTGCATCCCGTTTATAGGTTTTGATCTGATCGTTGATTGCAGTGATCAGTGGGTTTGCTTTGCGTGCTTTCATTTGGATATCTCCAAGTAGTTGAACATGACTGCATCACTGCAGTTTCGTCTATTAAAGACTCATCAGATGTTCTTGATAGGCGCGTTGTCTTGCATCAGTATGCGATGCTCTTCTTCGCGTGCTTCTGCTTCGCGCATCTCGCGTTGCACTAAGTAGTGGCAGTAGTTCATGGTGAACACCATCATCCGCCATGCTTCACTACTGTTAGACATACTGTCTGCTATGTCTGTTAAGTCTTGAACTGTCTTGGGTGTAATGAACAGGGTGCTGTTCTGCAATGGGTTGATGAACATAATCAATCTCCAGTTAATGCGACACAACATCGTGTCGTATCTATATATAGGCATAAATCGGCAGAGAATGCAATTTTTCCTACCTAGCCCAACCCCTATGCCCCCAGCCCCCCTTTTTGGCGCTTGGGACTCCCGCATCTCCATACTCTAAGATATGCACAAATAACTCTACAAAATTCCAAACTTCGCTATACTGGCCCAGCAACTTGCAGTTGCATTTGTCTGTCTCCTTATTGACCCCCCCAGTGGGGGTCTTTTTTTAAGTATCAAGTCGGCGGTTTTAAGTATCAAGTAGACCCCCCCGGTAGGAGTCTCAACATCCCCTTGACATATGTGGTATATTTCGCAAACCATAACTGGAGTGCCACTTCCTCCATGCAAGAACTCGTTCCTGACATTGATAGCAATGTCCCTTTACCAGCCTCCGCGACAGAGGCTATGCCCGATCTTTCTCCAAAAGAAGAGTTGGAGATGCGTGCTAGGACAGTTAAACTTATTTCTGACCTATCGGGTAAACCCTTAGAACCTGAACAAAAACATAAAGATCAGGCTAAAGATATAGTACAAACCCTAATGGCGCAGCCACAAAATGCGTTAAATCTAGCCCAGTACCCCAACGAAACAGTTGCTTATCTGGCTGGAATGGTTGCCCAGCATGACGTTATGATCGTAAAAGAGCTGGCTGACCTCAAGAAATATGTAGTAAATAAGCTGGTTGCTGAGACAGAGCACCCAGATGCCAAGATTCGGCTAACAGCACTACGTGCTTTAGGCGAGGTCGACGGCGTAGATGCATTTAAGAAGCGTTCTGAAGTCACCCATAAACAACAATCTATGGAAGAAGTCGAAAAAGAGCTCCTCGAGACCCTTGCTAAGCTGGAAAAACGCACGATTGACGTGGAAGTTATAGAAATAAAGCATGAAAATAACACAAGAGCAGATTGATAAGCTGAAAAGTCTGCTGCCAACCGCGTCTGCAGATGAAAAACGCAAGATTCTGGAGCTAATTAAGGTCTGGGATAGCGAATCTGTGCAGACTGTGGGTAAAGATTCACTATTGGAGTTTGCGGATCATGTATATTCCGGCTATAAAGTGGGCCCGCACCATCGCAGACTCGCTAAAATCTTTGAAGACATCGCCGCAGGAAAGAAAAAGCGCGTTATTGTTAACATTGCACCTAGACATGGCAAGTCTGAACTCATTTCCTATCTTGCGCCAGCGTGGTTTTTGGGCAAGTTCCCCCATAAGAAGATCATTATGGCGTCTCACACAGCAGATTTGGCTGTTAACTTTGGTCGCCGCGTTCGTAATCTTGTTAGTTCAGACGCGTATAAGGACATTTTTCCACAAGTAGAGTTGCAATCTGACTCTAAATCGGCATCACGATGGGGGACAAACTTCAATGGAGAATACTTTGCTATTGGTGTGGGTGGTGCTCTTGCTGGGCGCGGAGCTGACCTATTCATCATTGACGACCCTCACTCTGAGCAAGAGGCAAAGACTGGAAGACCTGATGTTTTTCTTCCTGCTTGGGAGTGGTTTATGTCTGGTCCTCTACAGCGTCTTATGCCGGGAGGCGCAATCATCATAGTGATGACTCGGTGGTCAAAGTTAGACCTAACTGGTCAGATTCTTAGTCAGATGGAGCGAGAAGAGGACGTTGACCCGTGGGAAGTAGTTGAATTTCCTGCAATTTTGAACGATAAACCGCTATGGAGTGAGTTTTGGTCTATTGAGGAATTGCTATCCAAAAAAGCTGGTATGGATGTACGGTATTGGGAAGCTCAATACATGCAAAACCCCGTATCAGAAGAAGGTGCACTAATAAAGAAGGAATGGTGGCGTATCTGGGACAAAGAAGATGCTCCCCAATGCGAATTTATCATCATGAGTCTGGACGCCGCGCAAGAAGCTAACACTCGCGCTGACTATAACGCTCTAACTACGTGGGGAGTTTTCTATAACGAGGAAACTAACAACCACGCCATCATTCTTTTGAATGCTATTAAGAGACGTATGGAGTATCCAGAACTAAAAAAGCTTGTACTGGAAGAGTATAAGGAATGGGAACCCGATGCATTTATGGTAGAAAAGAAGTCTAACGGCTCTGTTCTTTATCAGGAGATGCGGCGCATGGGTATCCCAGTTGGCGAGTTTACACCGGGAAAAGGCCAAGACAAAATAGCTAGGGTAAACGCTGTATCTAGTTTATTTCAAGGCGGTGTGGTATATGCACCTGATAGACGTTGGGCAAAAGAAGTTATTGAGGAATGCAATGACTTTCCGTCTGGAGCTAACGATGACCTAGTGGACTCGACTACCCTTGCACTGTTAAGATTCAGGAATGGCGGATTTATTAGGCTTGACTCTGATGAGCCTGAAGATATCACATGGTTTAAAGGTCGCCGCGCCAAAGAGCGGTTCTACACTGTATAAGGATTACACATGGCAACGAACATGATGGACAAAGGTTTGTATCAGGCACCTATGGGTCTTGCTGACATGATAGATGAGACCCCGATGGAAATTCAGATTGAAGACCCAGAGTCTGTAGATATTTATGCAGGTGATATAGAGATTCAGCTTCGTCCAGAAAAAGAAACAGCGGAAAGTTTTGATGCCAATCTTGCCGAGTACATGGATGATGGTGACTTATCCGGTTTGGCAGAAGAATTAGTCGGCGATTTTGATAAAGATCAGATGGACCGAAGAGACTGGGTAAAAACCTATGTTGATGGTATAAAACTATTAGGTCTGCAGTACGAAGATAGAACTGAACCTTGGCAGGGCGCATGTGGCGTGTTCCACCCCATGTTGACTGAGTCAGTTGTGCGTTTCCAATCAGAGGCGATGATGGAGACATTTCCGGCACAAGGTCCTGTAAAGACCCAGATTGTTGGCGCTATCAATAAGTTACGTGAAGAAGCAGCCGAGCGCGTACGCGATGACATGAACTATCAGCTCACAGATGTGATGACTGAATACAGACCTGAGCATGAAAAAATGCTGTGGTCATTGCCACTTGCAGGTTCAGCGTTTAAGAAAGTTTACTTCGATCCAAGCAAGGGCCGTCAGGTAGCGGTGTTTATTCCAGCAGAAGATATCGTCGTTCCATTTGGCGCGTCCTCGATCGAAGACGCCGAGCGTGTTACTCATGTAATGCGCAAGACCGAGAATGAAGTTATACGTCTACAAGAAGCTGGGTTCTACGCAGATGTAGATTTAGGCGAGCCCGGTTATGAGTTAGACGATATTGAGAAGCAGAAAGCTGAAGAGACAGGGATGTCTGCGACGCAGGACGACCGCTTCCGTATTCTTGAGATGCATGTTAATTTAGACCTCAAAGGGTTTGAACATACAGACAAAAAGGGTCGTGAGACAGGTATCGCTCTGCCATATGTAGTAACTATAGAGAAAACCTCACGCACTGTTCTTGCTATCAGAAGGAATTGGTATGAAGACGACGTCCTCCACACAAAGCGACAACACTTTGTCCACTACCAATACATCCCCGGTTTTGGATTCTACGGGTATGGTCTCATACACCTCATCGGTGGATATGCAAAATCAGCAACGATGCTTATCCGCCAACTTGTTGATGCGGGCACTCTATCAAATCTCCCCGG